CCGACTTGTTCGTCGACGAGGTTCACGGACTCGTCGTTCATCTTGTTCGCGATGAGTGTTTGAGTCGGGTCGTCGTCGAACGATACGGTCTCGTCGTTCCTCCTGTTCGCGATGAGCGTTTGAACAGGATCATCGTCGAAGGAGATGTCCTCGTCGTAAAACTCGTAATAGAGAGCCATCGTTCTTTACCTCAAGTCGAGATGAGCGAGTATCGGATCGAATTGAGAACCGACTCGTCCGCGTAATATGTGGACCCCGCGATCGGAGGAACCGAGAGCCGGAACCATAGGCCGACCTGTTGATCGGTCGTGAGCGCGGCGAGCGTGATCGGATTGTCCATCGAAGGAGTCCCCCACGAGAGAGGCGGGACGTCGTGTTCATCCGTCGCGATCGAGATCGACCCACCGATCACAGGAGTCGACGCCTCTCCCGCGATCCTTAGACCGGGGACAGGGTACACCTCATCATCGAAAGCTCCCGCCGACGGAGACGTACCCAATAGTCCCCGGTGATTCGCGTCGACGACGTTGAGCTTCCCGCTCGAACGGTCGCTAGAATAGAACACGATCTCCCGAAGGTTCCCGTCCGACTTCACGACGCGAGCATATCCGAACCTCGGGAAGAGGGAGAGCGAGCTCGATGTCTCGATCGTCCCGACTCCGCCCACTGGTAGATAATCCTGATCCGATACGACAGGAGGAGCGAGAGGGTTGATCCAAACCGAGAGAGAGATCGGATCGACGGACTCGCACTTCGCGAAGATCGCTCGGACCTTCTCGACTCCGGCGGATCGATCCGCGTCGAGGACGTTCGACGATCCGGCGACGTTGTTGTATCGACGAGCCGCTCGAATGAGGGTCGTCCCGTTGAGGTCGTTCGTCCCCCATCGATGAACGCGAAGGAACGCTCCCTCCGAGTCTCTATCCTCGACGATCTTCGTCTCTCCTGTCGCGATCGGAACCGAGACCCCGAACTCTCCTCCGGGTCTCTTGAACCTCAAGAGGTTCGGAGGGACTCCTTCGAGAGATGAGTCCCCGGGACCGATCCCGCCGGAGAGACGTTCGATCGTGATCCCGGGGAGGAGAGAGAACGGTTCGTACGCGAGCTCGACGACCTCAACCGAGGAGCGATAGTTCCCGAGCGAGAGGTTCGGGTCCCGTTGCTCCTCTCCGTCGGAGGTCGCTCCGGAGAGATACCACCGAACCGAGTCGCCGTGAGTCTTCTCGTCTGGCAAGAGAGACTCCTTCCTACGTCGACGAGCCGGTGAGCTTGTAATTGAGGCGGAGCGTGTCTCCGTCGTTCAACGTGCGAGAGGCCGCGAAGAGAGCCGCCGAGAAGAGGGTCCCGACATCTCCCGTCTCAACAGAACAGAGGAGTCCTCCCGTGATCGTGATCGTCTCGATGAAGTCGAACTCCGCTCTCTGTGCAGGGGTCGCGGTCTCGATCACCTTCCCGGCCGCCGCTCCCTCGATCCACTCCTTCCGGTCGCCGGTGTAATTCTTATACTCCGTGAACCCGTGAGAGGCGAGCGTGTCTCCGTCGACCGGTGCGGTCGCTCCCGAGATAAGTCCGAGATACCACGTGAGCGTTTGAGTGTCCTGATGGAACATCACATCGAAGAGCCTGTTTATCCCTTGAGCGACGACGAGGTTCTCGCACTCCCAACGACCGAAGTGAGCCGCGAGTCCGAGCTCCTTCCGTGAGACGTCTCTATATCGGACGTGTTCGAGTTCATACACTCCTCGGAAGAGAATCGAGTTCTCGGGTCGTACCCATTCGCGGTTGATGTTGAGGTTCATCCTGTCCTCCTTCTAGGTGATCGTGATCGTGAGGTTTCCGGTCCCTGAATCATACGACCCCTCCCACGAGGGAGAGTCGGGTCGATATACGGTGATGATCTTGAGCTCGAACGGGTTCGGCGACTCGTTCCCGTACACGTCGACGATCGTGATCCGGAACCGATGCTCCGTGAGGTTCGCGAGAGGTTCGGTTCGGATCTTGTAAGTCGGAGATCCGTCCTCGACTACTTTCGCGAACTCGACCCATGAAGGATCGACCCATCGCTCGACGATGTACGTCGACGCAAGCGGGGACCCTTGCCACCAGAGAGAAGCTCGTGTCGGGATGTTGTACGCGGGAGGATCGTCGTCCTCCCGGATCTCGAACACGAAGCGATCTCCGGCATCGACGAACACGTCGAAGAACTTGTTCTCCGTGGACCCGAGGAAGTCTCCGTCCCTGTAGACTTTGAAGATCGTCCCCGAGGGAGCGTCGCTCTCCCAATTCAAACGGAAGTCTCTCGTCGAGATAGGAATCGGGGGGAGTTCTGTCAACATCATGGAACCTTTGCGACGTTCGTGAACATGAGGACCCACGTCGCTTGTACGATGTAGTTGCCGCCGAAGAGACCTCCGCTCGGAGTGTTCACTCGATAGTCCTCGTCGACCATAACTTCGAGAACCGCGACCGGATTGAACGCGTTCCCGAGGTCGTCGACGATCTCGACGAGGGTCCCTTGTAACTGTTTATACAGAACGAGAGCGGTCTCACAGTCGGCCGCGTTCGGATAGTCCGCGACCGTTCTCGCGGTGATCGGTCTCGCCTTTCGGCCGATACGTTGAAACGCGACCCCGTTCGTTCCGGGTCGCGTGATAGTCCGAAGGGTCTCGCCTTGCTCGGTTCGGTTCCAATCGATTGTGATGAAGTCGAGCGATCCTATCTTCGCCATCTCTTTACTCCCTCACCCCGACGGAGACGTGTCTCCCGTCGCTCATCTGTCTCTCAAGTTGATCGTTCACGCGCTCAAGGTTCGCCGTGAGTCGGTCGAACTGTGCGATCGCTCCGCTTTGTCCTCCTCCGCCGAACCCTCGCGTCCGCGTTACCTCTCCGACGCCGGACGCTCTCTGTTCATGTTCAATGGTGGCTCGAACTCGACGTCCGATGAAGGTCGGAAGGAACGGTCCTCTCGACGCCTCGCGGAGTCCCGGGACTCGCTCGATCTGTGTCGTCGCTTCCGCGAGTCCGACTCCCGCCCATCGAGAGAACTGTCGGATCGGAGAGAAGAACGGACTCGCTCCTCCGGACTCGATGAGCTCCCTCTCGCGAGCTCTCTCTTCGTCGAGATAGACTTTGAGTTGTTGTCGACGGTTCGACTCCTCGCTCCCCTGCAGAGCGGCGAGAGCTTCTCGGTTCCTCGCTCTCCTCGATCTCTCCGCTCCGGCCGCGATCGGGTCCGACTCAATCTCCCGAATGCTTCTCGCCATGAGATCGCCGGAGAGAGCCGCTTCGAGGTTCGGTCCGACCGTTTGTCGAGCGAGCTCAATGTTCGAGAGAGCCGCGACCGCTTCATCTCCGAGGACCGCTTGCGCGGTCTCGGGATCGCTCATCATTAGGTTGAACCGTTGGTTCTCGTCGAGAGAGTTGAAGTTCTCAAGAATTTGGTTCTTCCGACGAACCTTCGGATCGACCATCGCTCCGCGTCCTCTTGGCAATGCGGAAGGAGCGGGTCCTCCTCGGACCGCTCTCGCCGTCATCTGATTCACGAGCTCGGTCGCGGGTACACCGGCCGCGACTGCGGAGAGCATGAACTCCGCCGACTCCTCCTCGGACATCCCGAACCTCTGGAGAGAGAATTGAGCTCGCGTCGCTTCTCGACCGATAATCCGATCGATGTCTCCCCCGGCGAGTTGCATCTGAGCGAGCATGAGATTCCCGTTTGGATCTCCGCCTCCGGTCGGATCAAATCTCTGTTGCATCGCGAGACCCCTCGCTCCCTGTGAGGGATCGAGACCGAGAGCGGCCATCGGTTGAACAGTCCGGACGATGTTGAGGATCGACTCCGTCGAGGCCATGGGAGCGACGTCTCTCGCCGCCTGATACGCCCCGAGAGCTTGCTCCGGCGAGAGCATTCCTCCCCGTGCTATATCGAGGAGCTCGGGTCTCACTTGAGAGATCGCGTCTCCCGCTCCCGTAGTGAGTCCGGCGAGAGACTGAGAGAACTCATTGATCGCGGTCCCCGTCTCTTCGATCTGTTGTTTCCACGCCTCCCACCCTCGCTGGAGTTCATTGAGTCCCGCTTGTACCGTGAAGAACCCCGCGACCATGCCGGATAACTGCTCGGTTACATCGGACCCGAACGCTCGGAACTGAGATTGTGCGGATTGAGTTCTTCTCTGTGCGTCTTGCGATTCCCTCTTGAGGTTCGAGAATTGTTGGTTGATCTTTATGAAGGATTGAACGAGGCGAGCTTCGTCGCCCTCGAAGATCATCTCGTATCGAGCCGCCATCGTTTACCTCCTCCTATGTAGTGAGAACCTCGGTCTCCTCTTGCATGTTCTCCGTCACGACGTCGAGGTGATATTCGAGAGACGTGTTCCCCGCTTTCTCGATGAAGCGATCGTCGCTCTTCGTCATACGCGAGACCTCTTCGTCCTTCCGATGAAAATGAAGATGAGGAGGAGCCGGGGTCGTGACCCTCGCTCGCTTCTTCGTCGACGTAACTCTTCGCCGGTGGATCATCATGTCCCGCATTTTCCCACGCCAAACGAGCTCCTCTCGGATTCCCTTCTTCTCCTTCTGTCGGACGTATCGCTTTTTCCTCGGTCGATAGTTGTACTCGTGATCCGCTCCCGGTGCGAAGTGTTTCGGAAGGATGTTGGAATGCCACGCCTTCCCGACATCTGCCATCGTCGCCTTGACGATCTTCGTGAGAGTCTTCCCGACCATTTGCTTCGGGACTCCTCGTTCTCTTATGCGAACCTTCAATTCTGGAACAGGCATAGTCTCTCTATCCCTTCGAGTTCTCCGAAGGTCGGTCGGTACTCTCTACGCTCGAAGAGTCTCCACTTCCAACGGAGCTCCGAGATCCGGAAGAGTCCGGTTTTTTTTTAGCGATCTCCATGAGCTCGACGAGCTTCGGGAAGTCGATCAAAGCGAGCGCGATCTGTCGAAGTCCCTCGACCGTCAACAGTTCGAGAACTCTCACCTCAAGAGGGGAGACTCGATAGTTCATCGCGAGAGCTTCCATCGCGACCCGCGTGTACTCCTCATCGTCGATCTCCGTCTCGATCGCGAGCTTCTCGTTCTCGTCGATCTCGATACTATCCGGGGAGACGAAGAACACGGACGCGATTCTCGCGGCCGCGTCTGAGATGCTCCGATATTCCGCCTTTACCTCATACGAGATCGACCCGTCGTCTCCCGGTAGAACGACGGTCGGAAGGTTCGACGATCCCTTCGGGAACACTCTCGCGAGAGGGATCATCCACGACCCGCCATCGTTGAGCGGAACGAAGTGTCCGGGGATCGCTCCCCGTCGAAGGAGATCCATCGATGAAGGAGGAGAGTCGTTCTCGATCCCGAGCCAGAAGGACCCGTCCCTTCCTTCGGTCCACGTTTGCCGGTCTGGATAGTACCCGACGTCCTCTTCCGTCCGACTTCCGTCGACAGGGACGGAGACGATGATGATCCCCGGGTTCCCGTCCGGACCGGGACCGAGGACCGTCCTCGCCTTGAACGAAGCTCGCTCTCGGTCCTCGAACACGTACCCGAGCCCGACTCCTTCGAGGAGTCCCGCGAGGAGCTCGACGTTCACGGTCGCGGCGTAGTCGCCGGGGATGAAGTATCTCGGAGCGGACATCCTTCCTCCTCTCTGTTCATTACGGGAGAGCCGCCGTCGTATCGATCTCAAGGATCGGATCAGGAGTCGCCGAAGCGATCCGAGGATTCATCGAGATCGTATTGTCGAACGGGTTCGGCTCGTTCGCGCTCGCGTCTCCGATTACGACCATTCCCTTCGGGACGAGGATCTCGATATGCTCGCTCGCTGTATCGTCGACTCGGGTCCCGTCGAGTTGAACGGCTCGAAGGTACACTCCCGTCGTCCCCGTGATCGCGGTCCCGTTCGGACCGACGAGACTCGTGAAGTGTTCCGAGTTCGTGAAGCGGACGGAGATGATCGGGGTCCGGTTCCTGATACCAACGTATCGAGGCCACACGTACCCCTTATCCGATCGGATGTCGAGCGCGATCCCGAAGTTCACGGTTATATCCTGGACTCCGTCGACCTCGACTCCGTTGATTAGAACAGGACCGGCGGTGTATTGAACCGCGTCGAGCGCGACAGTCGGAACGCTCCCAGAGACAATCGTGAGCGGAGAGTTCGATCCGTCCATTCTTCCAACGACGTTGTAATCGATCATCGCCGGAGGAGCGTGAGGAGCTCGGAGCGTTTGAGGGACCGCGATCCCCTTCGAGATGCTCATCTTCACATGGCCGGAGGCCGCTCTCGTTCCTCCGTCCTGTCCTTTGTAGAAGAACGCGTCGAATGGGCTCGCGTTGATCGCGACCCCGTCGATCCCTCCGAGGGTATCGATTGCTCGTCCGACTGCCGTCGTCGAGAATGAGATCGCCGGTTGAGCGGCCGCGATCGCGACGAAGGTCGGGTCGACGTGTCCTCCCGGTCCCTGTCTCGTGAGATTGATCGCCGGGTTCAATCGTTCCATCCGTGTCTGATGGACGATCGAGGAACCGACCGCGACCGAGTACAGATAGTAAAGATTTTGATCTCCCATGGTTACCTCCAATATACGTTGAACGCTACGTTCAAGGATAGGTCGTCGACGTTGTCTTCGAGGAGCTCATCCTCCTCGGGGATCATCGTCGGAACGGACTTCTCAAATCTCTCGATACACAAGTACGACTCTCGACCCGGACGCGGTCGACAAGTGAGCTCTTTCATCTCCGACACGATCCTCCCAACGTCGAGATTGAAGAGAAGGATCTCCCGCTCCCAATCGATCGGAGGAGTCGTGTTCTGAGGGTCCGCCTCGAACATGAGGGAGAGCCCTCCCGCCGTCTCGAATGTTCTCTTCGGTCCCGATCCGATGTGGGTCGCTTGACACTCCGGGATCTCAGTGATGAGCGCATAGGGTCGAACGATCGGGACTTGATAGGTGTATCTCTTCACGAAGTCTTGAGCCGCTTCCGGTGTCGCGGTTCCTGTCCAGTCCTGGAAGGTCGTACAGTTCGCGACGAGGTCTCTCAAGTGAGACATCGCAAGATCGCAAGAGGACACGAACGCGGGGTCCTCTTCGAGAATCGTCGTCGTCTCGATGATCGTCGAATAGTTTCCGGGGAAGAGTCGGAACCTCGCGGAGACGGTCTTCGATCCGTCTCCCGACGGGAGCGTCCACGGAAGGAGGTCGACATAGTTCACCCACGGAGCCCCGGTCGGGTCCGGTCCGTTCGCGACTTGTACCATCTGAGCGGCACGACAGAACAGGGAGAGACGAACGGACGTCGAGTATACCGTCGACGCTCCGCGATTGATCGCGAGCGTCTCTCCGTTTGGTTGTCGAAGCGGCGAACCGTAACCGGACCCGACCATGATGTTCTCCTATAGGTTGAGGTCGTCGGCGTCGTCGAGCATGATCCCGACGAACTTCACGTCGTCGGAGAATTGCTCGATCCACACGAGACCCTCTTCGGCGTCTCCGAGATACAGGACCTCGCCGACGAAGTATCCTCCGTCGTTGAGTTCATCGATCGTCTCGACGGGGTCCTTGAACAGTCTCTTTAGAAACGCGAAGAGGTCCTTCACATCCGCGATCCATTTGTCGGTTTGGATGATCGCGACAAGATCCGCGTTCTCATTCTTCGTGAGCCACGCGACGAGCTTCGCTTTCTTCCCGCGTTTGATGTGCTTCGCGATCCACGCGACGACCTTCGCGATGATCCCGACGATCGCGATCACGTCGCGGATCTCTAGCTTTCGATCGGTGTTCTCCTCCATCACTCATACCCTCCCGCGTCGACGTTCTCCTTCATCTTCTCTTTCCACTGATGGACAGAGAGAAGATGTTCGGACGCGACCTTCGCGTTCGCTTCGGCATAGTACGCGGCCTCCGTCGGATCGACTTCGAGGACGATCTTGATCTTCCCGTTCGGGAGTTTCACGGGGAGCTCCGCGATCCATGATTCCTTCTTCTCGTTCTCCTCGTCGTACGAGTAGAACTTGAGGAGGTCGCTCACATGAGCGGCGATCGCCGCCATGATAAACGACCCGATGTCGAACCCGCCTCCGGTTCCTGTCGGCTCTTCGTTCATTCGGTCCTCCGTTTCATGTCGGGATCTGTTTTGTGAAGGAGTCCATCGACGAGCGTCCCGACGTTTCGCTCGATCCTGTCGAGGGACTTCCTGTTGTTCTCTTGGTTCGCTTGTATCACCGCGATCTCCGTGTTCTGTTTCGCTTGCGATCGAAGGACGTCGACAAGCTCATCGCATGGAGGGGAGTGTCCGTTCGACGCGTGTCCGTTCCTTCGCGACGCCATGACCTTGACGGTCGTCGCGAGAGCTCCGATCCCTGTCACAAGTCCACCGACCGCCATCGCCGCGAGTTGTAGTTCGTTCACGTTCGTCTCTCCTCATGCATAAGCGAGCCTACAGTCCAAGTTGATCGCGTACACGTATATCGAGTTCGCGGTCGAGTTCACACATTGAAGCTCGACCCCGTAAAGGCGAGCGATAGCATTCGGAGAGATTGCCGGTGAGACCGTCACGAAGTTCGACTCGTATCCTGTCGTCCCGCTTCCCCACGTGATCGCTCCTGAATCGTATAGGATTGTCGGAGCGGGAGTTGTCGATCGCTGGAAAAGTCGGACCCTTGAGATGTAGTCGGCCGCGACTGTCGTCTCATACTCAACGACGATCTGATACGGTTTGATCGTCGACCCTCCAAAGATAATCGGGGTCCCATCCGCGAACGCATATCCGACCGCGTCGAGAGCGTTCGACTGATCGCGAGAGAACCCCGGGTCGAAGTTCCCCGACATCTGCGAGAGAGCGATCCGAGTCGATACGGATGTATCTCCGTCCTCGGTCGTGATCTGTCCATTCTTCGTGATCTCCAACCCGTTGAGCTTCAAAGCGATCGAGTCGTCCGACTGTCCCGCGTTCGGCTCGATCACGATCTTCGCGTCCTTATCGATCACGAAGGAGGAGACCCCGTCTCCGATTGTGATGTCGTCTCCGACTCCGAGATCGAAGTCGACGCCTCCGTCGACGAGGAGATCCGCTCCGTCGCCTCGGATTTTCGGAGTGATGAGCTCCGTCGCCGCGACGATCGTCTTCGCTCCGACTCCGTCCCAAACATTCGAGCGGTCGACGATCGATCCGATCTGTCCGAGTCCCTCGATACATGGCATAAGTCCGAGATTGAAGATGATCCCGTCTCCCCTCATTCCGAGAGGATGATCGAAGAGCCCTCCTCCGTCTCCGCCGTACACGAGGAAGTCCTCGACGCCCGGTGTCCCTGTCATTCCGGAGACATCGATGATCCGAGTCGGAGACGTGCCCTCGAAGGAATAGACGAACTTCAATCCGCGGACGAACCCGTTCAAGAGAGCGTCGGCGATGTTGACGACGTTCGTGTCGTTGAACGTCTGCTCGAAGCTACGAATAACGGACATGATCCGCGTATATGTGATGTAGACCGTGTCGTTGATATTCGCGTTCGAGAATGCGATCTTCCCGGTCTCATAGTCGAGCGCGAACTCTCCGTCGAGGATGTCTCCTCCGTCGGTTCTCTCCGTGAATTGTGTCCCCGTCTTTCCCGGTCCTGTCCAGACTTCGAGAGGTTCGTCGTCGGTCGGATAATCGTACAACGACAGGACGTTCCGCGAGATGTAAATCTCCGACTCGACGTCGACTAAGTTCGAGACCCATCCTCCCGAGATCGACGCATAGTTCCGGGGATAGTCGTCCTTCGGTCGAAAGTCCGGGACTTGAGTCGGATATGGTGGGCGGATCACTCCGATCGGTACGCTCATCCTGTCCTCCTGTATTCTTCTCCGGCTCTCTCTCGAACCGTCCGTCGTCTTATCCTCAACCGCGAGGCCGCGATCCGATCCTCATCATCGATCGAGACGATCGGCCACTTCTCACCGTCGACGACGAGCCAGTGATCGAGGGAGGGAGACGGGACGACCGAGTACGGAACCGCGACCTCTGCCATCGTCGCTTGCTGGAGTCCCTGCCCGGTGTATGAGTCCCGCTCTGTCTCATCGATGAAGAACGGAGCATCGAACGACTCGGTCGTCGTCTCGTCGAAGTGATACACGACCGGAACCGCGTACTCCTCCGGGTTCGAGATAACCTCCTCGAAGTCTCTCACCATGTTCTCGCGGAACCCCATGTTCATACCTCATAAAGTGAGACCGTCTCCTCGGAGAGACGGTCGTCGCTAGTCCTTCGCCTCGACTCCTTCCGAGCGGAGCGGTCCTCCGAGGCGACTCCTTCCTTCTCCGAGTCGGGGAGACTCGGGAGAGGACCGGAGCTCCCGATCATGTCTCCCCTTTGGCGGAACCGCCTTCCTCCTCCGTCGGACGCGTGACGACCTCGACCTCTCCGAGTTGTATCGCTTTCGAGAGATCCTTCGCGGTTACATTCTCGCGACAGAATCCGACGAGCATGAGGAACGCCTCGGGACGTTCCTCTCCTCGGATAGTCTTCGCTCGATTGAGTACGAGCCCGACTTGTTCTCCTCTTGGTTGTCTCGACATCTTTCCCGGTCCTTCCTTTCATTAAGTCGCGAGAGCGAGGGGTCGACTACTTGGGGGAGGGTCGCTCGACCCCTCACTCATCGCGGTCGGTGGTTACGGAGTCGCGGTCGAGAATGTCGCATGGGTGGCGTATTGCCAATACCCGTACCCGACGTTCCCGATCATCTTGAGCCCGTAGAGATGGCGATCATTGTGGAACTCCTCGGGAGATCCGTCGCCTTGAACCTTCACGGTTACGCCCTCCTCCTCCTGTCGGATGAGAGGACTCACGCCGCCGTCCTGCCGGAACACGACGAACTGATCGGTCCACGAGAGACGAGGGTTCGGGACGGGGATCACGTTGAACGCGTTGTTCTGGGAGATTACGTTGTCGATCGTCCCCGATCCCGTGTTCAACATCTGCCGGGTCGTTGCGACGAGAGCCGCTCCCCAAAGGCCAACGGGAACCATGCAAAGGAACGACATCGCGCTCCCGTTCATCGGTTCCCCCTGATCGTCGAGGTATCCGTATTGGTGCTGGATCACCTTGAGGAGAGCATCGGCGAACTCGTTCGCGGTGGGGTTGTCTTTGTTCACGACCTCAAGTTCGGAATAGTCCGAGTCCGTGAGAGCGTTCGACTGTACTCCCGAGTCGCCTTCCTCGTGATCCGTGTCGTAAAAGAACTGTCCGTCGTAGCAGACCCGAGACGCTCCCTCGTCGATGAGGATCGAGAGGAGCTTCTCCCAATGCTGGCCGGCTCGGGTTGCGAGCTCACCGATCCGGATGTCGAGTTGTCCCGTCTTATCCCGACGGAGATCATCGACCTCGATCGCGAGGGTCGCTTCCCATTTCTTATTCGCGATCGTGAGTCCGTTCTCCCGGAACCCCTTCGGCTGTCGGCCTCCGATCCACTCACGGAGAGCCGGAGCCATTCCGAGCCACTTGTACGTTTCGCTCGCTTGCGTACTCTCGAACATCATCGAGAGAGCCCCGGCCCAACCGGCACCGAGGACCTCTTCGAGTCGCATATAGAACGATCCGATTACTTCCTTCGCGGAGATACCTGGATAAACATTTGCCATGTTTCTTGTCCTTCCTTCGTTCGTGTTCGTTGTTTCCCTAGACTATGCCGCCGACGGATTCACGCACGGAGTGAACTCGACGATCACCGTGTCGGTCCCGACGTATCGAGTGATCCGACCGGCGATCGAGTTCGACGTGAGAGTCTTCGTGATCGTGTTGTCGTCGCTCAATGCGACGACCGCTCCGACGTCCGTGATCGCGGCACCGGAGAGAGCGTGTTTGAGTCGGTACACGTTCGGCCCATAGGTCCGGACCTTGAGATCCCCGGCCGCTCCGCCGGTGTTGTCAACCTGTGCGACCGCGTGTCCGAGGAAACGGTCTCCGGCCTCAAGGGGTCGAGCGTACCCGCTCCCGTTGTCGCCAACGGCCGCGCCTCGATAAATCTTGGTGTCGGCCGCGACGGGGTAGTCGTTGAAGTCTCCCGTCTCTTCGGTGAGGACGATGTCGTTCGTGAGGGCTGCCATCTGTCTTTTCCTTTCTCTTCGATCACCTCATCGGAGGGATCTGTTCAATCGTTTACTCTTCGCCTCGCGAGTACCACTTCACGCGATGCTCGTTCTTCTTGTACGCGACGAACTTATCGAAGGACCCGCCGAACTCCGCTCGCGTCTCTTCGCTCTCGTCCCATTCCCGCTTCACTTCATCGTCGAAGGAAACGGGAGCGGCGGACTTCGTCGGGGTCTCTCCTCCGGAGTTCGGACCCGGCGTCTGAGGAGCGTCCTCCGTGATCGAGTCGAGCTTCGACGCCTTGAGCTTATCGGTCGCGATGTCGACCGAGACGCCGTCTCTCACGAGCTTCTCTCCGAGCTCATACAGTCCGAGAGAACCCGCGAGGGAGAGTATCGAGAGAGCTCGCTCGCGTTCGTCCTGGACGCTCTGAGCGTCTGCAGAGAGGCCGACGCTCGGAGTCCCCTGTACGGGAGGAGGATCGTTCGTCGCTTCGTCCTTCTCCTCCTCTTCCGGGGTCTCCTCGGGAGTCTCCTCGGGAGTCTCCTCGGGAGGAGTCTCCTCGGAAGGAGGGCCCTCCTCGACGGGGTCGGTTCCCGGGGTCTCCTCCTCCTCGATCGCCTCCGCGACCTCCTCGGAGTGTTTGAGGACCTTCGGATCGAGGTCCTTTAGTTCCTGTCCCTTGAGTACCTTCATCGATTCATCTCCTTCGTTTGAACCAAGAACGAAGCGGATCGTCGTTCGACCCCCTTCGCCCAACACGGCCGCGCTCGTGTTCTCGTCCGCTCCGAGCGCGGTGAGAGATACCTCGCGGACCTCGAACTCCTCGAACACGGCTCCCGGTCCCTCGAACTTGCGACCGTTCACCTTGACGGACTCTCCTTCATCGAGGAGTCGGACCTTCGTCGGCGGGACGTATACGGACGCCTGCCACGGATACCCGATGTCCTCGGAGAGCTCGATCACCTCTCGACCCTCGTCTCGTCGACCCGAGACGATACCCTCCGCAATGAGGCGACTCCGTCCGTCGACCCATAGCTTCTCGGTTTTCCCGATGATCCGGTCGGGGTCGTGACTCCGAAGGAGGGGTTTATCCTCCCGACCGATCTTCGCTCCGCTCATGTCGAGGACGAGCTTATTCCAGAACCAATGGGAGAACTCTCGACCGGAGTTCGCGACGATCCTCATCTTCATCGTCGAACCGCCTTCGGACCTGTCGCTCGACTCGACCCCTTCCTCCTCTTGACATCGGAACGCTCCGAGCGGGATCTCCGCGAGACCTCCGCTCTCCGCGAGAGAGAGAACTCTCTCGGAATACTTCTCGCTCATTCGCTTCTCCTCTCTTCGTCTCTCTCTTCATCCTCGTCGTCCTCGACCTCGATCGGTTCGGAGTTCGAGGACGATCCGTTCGCGTAGGGATCTCGGAGACCGAGCTCCCGCCTCTTCGCCGCGACGCGAGCTTCCTCTTCGAGAGTCGCGTCGATGTCCTTCCCGCGAGATACGTTCTCGTCGACTGTCGAGGAGAACCCGTACTCGACCGCGATCTTCGACGCTTGCGCTTCCTTGAGCGGATCGATCCACTCCCACCCCGGCGAGATCCAACGGACGGCCGCGAGATCATCGAAGCGACGAGCGAAGTCGGGTCCGGCTGGGAACATCCCGCGAAGGATCGCCTCCTCCATCACGAGCCGCCAAGAGGGATCACAAAGTCGGCGAGAGATCCACGATTGAAGCGAGCGGAACATCCTGTACGATTGCTGGAGAGATGCTCTCGCGGATGAGTAGTTCGTCTTCGAGTAATCCTTCGAGGTGAGCTCGTACGAGAGACCGACTGAGCTCGACATCATCCGGACGATCGAGTTCACGAACATCTCGAAGTCCGTCGCGGGAACGCTCGGATTGAATGCGTTGATCTTCTGTCCCGGGGAGAGATAGTTGATCTTCCCGGGCTGAATCCCTTCCTTCGCTTTCCCCGTTGGGTCAGTTCCCGAAGCTCTCGTCGCGGCCGCGTTTACCGCGTCCGGGGTCTCGATCCAAAGACAGATGGCGGAGGTGATCCTCGCGGCCATGACTTTGCCCTCGACGTATCCGTTGAGATGTCGGAAGAGGGGAAGGATCGGAGCGAGGAGGGGAACGCCTCTCGTTTGTCCCGGTCGATCCGCTTTGTAGAGATGGATCACGTTCGGCCGACCGTCGTCGTCGTACGCGGGAACTCGAACGAACTCCGCGTCTCGGTTCGTCCTCATCGTTCCCGATACGGGATAGTCGCCGGGATGTGTCCGTCGGATGTGATACGCGATCGGAGTCCCGTTCTCCGAGAGCTCGATCCCGGACCTCACGTTCCCCGAGACCTCGACTCCGTTCGGCGTGTCGACGCGGTCCGCTTCGACGAGCTCCCACGCGAACGAGAATCTCCGCGTCTTCGGTTCGTCGATCATCCGGCGAAGGAGGAACGCGTCTCCGTTTTCGAGCATCTGTCGGAACGCGACTCTCTGGAGTTCGACGAAGTCGAGTCGACCCGTCGCTTCCGCCTCGGGGACCCATCTCTCGAACACGGTCTCCGCGAGTCGTCTCATCGACTCCGCTCCGTCGTCGTCGATCCCGAGTCGATCTCCCTGGATTGTCGACTGTGGTTTGATCCCTGTCCCGATCACGTTCGACTCGAACGTCGCGACGATCCCGTGAGCGTGAGCATTATTCCGAACGAGGTCCCTCGATCGATCGCGGAGCTTCTCAAGGTCGAAGAGAATGTCCGCGTCGGCGGACCCTCCCCCCGGAAGCCAGTCGGCCGTTGTTCGTTTTGTCTTCCCGCCGGAGTATCCTCCTCGTCCCGAGTACGAGAACGCGTTCTCCGCCGCGAACCGAGCCGCTCTCCTCATGAATGCTCGACGAGGAGAGACCGTCGCGATCACGTTATCGAGGAACGTCGCGATCCTTCCGAGTTGAGGGTCCCTCATATCAGAGAACCTCCTCGAACTCGACGAGGTTCTCCGCCATTCCCCCGCCGACCTCTGCCTTGAGCATCTCCTCCTGAGCGCGGAGATCCTTGAGGTCGAGATACGTTACAGTCCGTCCCGCGATCGTGTAACTCTTCACACGTCCCGAGATGAGGGAGTCGATCGCGTCTTGTACGATCGCGAGTCGTTCCGCCGAAGTCGCCATTCAGGACCTCCCATCGATCGATTGATTGAGCTCAAGTCGAGCCTACAAACAAACGACGAGAAAGTCCAGACCCCCCCCGAGGTTCCGTCCGTCCTACCAGTCGAGCCAGTCTCCGCGAGGCGGTCCGATCCAAGTGTCCTCCGGGATGTCGTCGAACGATCGGAGGAGATGCTCGTCGCTCGGGACTTCGATCCTCTCGGGAGCGTCGATCGAACCGAGCGAGGTCGCGTCGAGCATGTCCGCCGCCGCGAAGTTGAGGACCTCACAGTCGAGATAATGATCGCCTCGGACCCCTGCCTTCGGTCGCCATTGGAACGTAACTCGACCCGTTCGTCGGTTCGTGATCCGCTCCTTCCGTTGAGCGAAGAGCTCGTCCCAATAGTCGTCCCCCGTGTCGACCGGGAACCGGACCGCTCCGTCCTCCATCGGGTCCCGAGTGAACCGCGAGAATATGAGGTCTTTGTAGTAAGCGGTCCGAACATGCCACAGAATGATCCCGTGATTCCGATGAGTCCTCGGGACCCATGGTTGTAGGATCTGTCCGTCCGTCTTCACGGCTCGAACCCTCGACGCGTTCTCTCTCGCGAACGGGTACACGGTCGCGGGTTTATACGACGCGTCGATGAGAGCGAGGGTCGTCGAGATCGGACTCCCGTCGACCTTCGTCCTCGTCGCGAAGATCGTCCTCTCAAGGTCGTCCCACGGTGGCTCTCCCTGGAACATGATCCACCCATAATCGATCATCCAAGAGGTCGCGAGTCTCCCCCAACCACGGACGACCCATCGGAACGAGTCGTCGTGAACGTCGATCCCGGCGGTGAGGATCTGAGCTTCGCGAGGGATGTTCCCACGGAGATGCTCTCCGACGTTCTTCGTCTTGACGGAGACCGGGTCGATCCTGTCGACGAGCTCCGAGAAAGGTTCCGCGAGGACGTTGTTCAAAAACGACATGAGCTTCTCGGGATACGCGCTCGACTGTAGCCAGATCCGGACGATCGGTTCGAGTCGATGTATCCGCGAGTACAGTCTCGACCATTGGAATCCAACATGCTCCGCCTCGATCGGATCGGGGACGGGAGTCGTCGTCGGGTCCGAATTGAAGTCGACCCACATCCCGAGCCCGATCGCCTCCCATCGATCCTCGTCGGAGAGATGAGCTTCGCACTCGATACACTCGTATCGAACGGACGTCGAGTCGTGATCGTCCCACTTCACGCGAGACCACACGAGAGCCTGATACGTCCCGCACTCCGGACAGGGAACGACGAACTTGAGTCGATGAGACGCTTCGAGGGATCGCGAGATGTACCCGTCCTCCGTCGTCGGAGTTGACACGAGGACGACCTTCTCGACTCCGATGAAGGTTTGCGTCCGTTGCTCCGCGAGAGAGATCGGGTCCGACTCGTCTCCCGACCACCGGTCGTACTTGTCCGTCTCGTCGCATATCACATATCTGCAGGGGATCTGAGCGAGAGCGCGAGGAGTCTTCGAGCTCGCGAACCAAAGCGACATATTGAGGAACCGGCAACCGACGAGCGTTTGATCGTTCCGACTCTTCGCTCGTTGATC